ACTAGCCTCCTTTCTTAGAAGGATAACTGACCAGTCTGAACAAGGGAGTCCAAAAACATTAACTCCTCTGAGATATCGCCAGGTCGGCGTTCAATGTCAAAACATTGAGCATCGATCTGATCCCATGTCAAAGGAGCGAATACTTTATTTCTCCCAGTCCAATATTCCCGAAGTTTTGAAACTACGTGTTCATAGTAGTCTCGCCCCCACGAGTAAGCAAAGCGAACTGCTTGATCACAGTTTACCATCGCTTGCGTAGTTGGGTCATTACAAGGTGTTCTAATCCAACTCGGGATATCTTCTATCACATTCTTCTCGAGAGCGGCTACAAATAGCCCTCCTCGAGTAGGATGTGGTAGGAAAAGATGTTTAAGAAAAGAAGCTTCATAAATGGAGCTAAATTTCCTAACGGTTCCATCTTTAGCAGCATCAGTCATGATAATACGATACTTAGACAAATAGTCTATAATAGTCAGATTATTAAAACGTTCAATTACTGGATCAGCAACTGATGCTATTAAGTCGTCACCATAAGCACACATATATACACATTCACGAAAAGATTTAAAATTACATAAAGCAGGATTATTCTTGAATATACCTATCCAAGATAGCATAATATAAAGTTTATTAACTAAAGTATTAATGGGTGCAGTGAAGGGATTCCCAGAAGGGGAACCACAAAGAGATACAAATTCAAAATCGTATGCAACATGACGAGCATGTGCTACTCCTTCGAATAGGATTTTGCGAACAGTTTTAGTGTTCGCAGTTTCAGTAGTAGGTGCATTTAGAGAATACCATTTATTAATAATAGGGATTAATCTAATTACAAGTTCGGACTCCAAACCTGGACCAAATCCGGTATAATCAGCAGTCAAAATATTTGAAGATACTGCCAATAACCTTTGAACCAAATCTGTAGCATCAAACGATCTAATATTCATACCAATACCAGAGCCAACATCTCTACCAGCATGTTGGAAAGCTGCAAAGAAATCAAGACAATAACGGCGCCATTCAATTGTTTCATCAAATGAACAACCTTGAATTAATCGTGGTTTCTTTCCAACTTTAAGTCTCTCATCTTTAAGGAAATTAAAATAAGGGGAGTAAGGTAGACAATTATTT